GTGGAGCAGGGGACGGTGATACTCCCCTGGCGCTCGCCGCCGCTCTCCGGGTTCCGCGGCCGGCGGCCGAGTCTGACGGTGACGGCCGTCGGCTGCGTGACGGTGCTCGTGCTCGTCAATGCGCGCGTCACGTCCATGGCGTCCGGCTGCGGCCAGCCGGTCACCGTGTCGGCGCCGCGCTGGCCCTAGCCCGCCTCGTCTGTCGGCGCAGACGCCCGGCGCGTTCGTCGTGGCCACGCTGCCTTTTCCCGATACTCGGCCCACACGTCCGGAAACGCGTGACGCAACCGCGCGTAATTGGTCGGGTCGGCCCGGCGCGCGGCCTCGGCGAGCGCCTGCACGAAACTGCCGCCGTACGTCGTCATCGCCTCGAGCACGCCCCAGTCGTCGTCCTTCATGCGACCCTCACCGGGACGCCGCGATGGTGGCGCCAGAACCGCCGGTGAATCTCACGAAGCATTTTCGGCGCCACGCGCGATTCGGGCAACGTGTTGACGGTCAGGCAGTGGCGAAAGAGGCCGGTCCGATCCCCGATGGCGACGGCGGTGCCGCAGGGCGCGCACGCCGCCCAAGGCCCCTGGCTGACGCGCTCGGGCTCACCCGGCTCCGTCGGTAAGAGAAAGTCGGCGCACGGCACTAGCGAGACGATGGGACGACCACTGCAGAAGTCACAGACGCCGATGGCCCCGCCCAGGGCGAAGTCCCGTCCGTGCGTGAGGAGACGCCACCGGCCGTCCGCCTCGCGCACCAGCAAGCCCGACGCCACGAGCGCGTCGCGGACGGGCGAGGCAAACCCCCGGCGCACGCCGTCCAGATCGATGGCGTCTAGCGGGTCCTCGCTCACGAAAAGTCCGCGAGCTGCGCCGTCGCGTTGAAGAGCTTGCCGAGAATCGCGTGCGCTCGCTCGAGCGAGCTGACCGCGCGGTCAAGTGAGGCGGTCGCCTGCCGCAGGGCGACCATCTGCTCGCCTTGGGCGGCAAACCGTTCCTGCTGCAGTTCATCGAGAATGCGGACGATGGCGCGCTCCTGCTCGGTCATGTCGTCTCCTCCGGGCGTTAGATCCGCCCGGCCCAATACCGCGGCGTCCGCTTCGGATGCGCGACCGCCAGCACGCGCACGGCCTCCGGCCAGAGCGTATACAACACCGCGTACCCGAACCGCCGACACTGCCGCCGCCGGACGCCACCCGCCACGATCGGCCCGGCCTCCGGATGCGCCACAATCGCCGCCAGACACGCCTCGACATCGGCCAGGAAGGCCGCGCCTAATCCCGCATGGTGGCGATCATAGAAGGCCGCCGCTTCCTCGAGTTCTCGCCGCGCCAGCCGATGAAATGCGACGATCATTCCGCGAGCCGGGCCCGCGCGGCCCGAAACACAGCGGCCCCTTCGCCGCCCCACTCCCACGCCGTGGCCCGCTGCGCCGCTTCCTCCGCCCAGACCGCCGCATGCTCCGCCTCGGACAGCTCGTCGAGGCTCACTAGGAGCCGATGCGCCAGCCGCGCGCGCGCCGCCGGATCGAGACTTAACACTTCGATTTCTAACTCCTCGAGGCTCATGGGGTGTCCTGACTTGGGGGCGGGGGCTCAGGTGTCCCGGCTGTCTTGACGCGCCGCGGGGTGTCCCAATACGGCGACTTGCACCGCGCACACCGGGCCGGGCGCGAAGCCCGGTCCCGGCTCAACCATTGGTGCTCGCACCGCCGACACGTATACACCGTCGCGACCTCCATCCGCCCCATCCTGCACCAGTGGTGTCAGAGGCGTCAAGATGTCACCCCGCAAAGCGGTAACGATTTCAGGTATTCTCCCTCCATGGAACCCCAGCCCACCGCACGCCGTGGGCCCAAACCTCAACCGCCCGGCACGTTCCCCCCAGGACGCGGGCCCCGTGGCACCAAACGGGCCCCCGACCGCAAACCGTACCAGCGCACCACCCAGGCCGAAATCACCCGGATTCTCCTCCTGAACAAGCAAGGCATCTCCCAATCCGAAATCAGCCGCGCGACGGGGGTGCGTCAACAGCTCGTCTGCGACCTCATCCAAAAACACGCCTCAACGTGTGAGGTCGCGCTCGGCGTCCTCCAAGGCGCGTCCTTCAAAGCCGCGGAAGATTGGGTGAAATCCTTCAGCAAAGCGGTGAAACGGGGTGACCATAGGCCGATGCGTGATTGCCTCATCGCGACGGGTGTCGTCGCACCCGATGCGCAGAACCATGGAGTCACGGTGATAGTCGGTGCTGGTGCTGATGTCTCCGTGCTACCTTCCACACTCGCGTTGCCTGTTATCTCTGTGGAGTCCACATCAATATCGAGCGAGACTCCCAGCATTGACGCAGAGTCCGAAACTGCATAAGCATCTAGATACTGCATAAATCTGGGTGCTGAGTCTGCATATAGCCTCCACATAATCCTATCTTGGTACCAACCTTCGCCTCACGAACCCATATACAGTAAGGGTTTCTGCCAATCAGAGCGAAGGAAACAAAAGACGTGTTATCAGACATTGAGTAGTCAATCGCGTCTGCGCTGACTATCCCGCCTCCAGTCCACACCTTTACTCTCTGCCTAGTCTGTTACTGCGTCTTAGCGCAGCTGCTGCGGCGTGAGTCGTGCGCTCACTGAAGACTAGAACGGCTGAGTAGTGAGCGCTCGGTGCTTGGTGCGAAGCTATGTGCGTGACGCTAGCATCGAGCACGGCCGAGCGAGCGGCGGACGGCCCCCGGCCAGGGTCCCGCCGGCCCCGGCCATGGCATGCCTGGATGTCGTGTCGGCGATGAAAATCGCAAAGGGTGCGGCGTGATGCACGACGGTGTGGTGCAGGGGGCGGACGGGTCGGCGCTTGAGGCCGCGGCACGGAGGCAGTGGCGTCAAAAAAAAAAAAAAAATGGTGGAGAAGCGAGCCGCGGTACGGATCGGAACGGACGGGGGGGATTTTCGGCCGTCGCTGCTGCGTCTGGCCTTCAGTGTGCTACGTAAGTTCTTAGTTGAGATCTAGAGAGGCGCTTCGTAGCGTGGCTGCGGGTATGATCTATCACGGATGGCCTGCGGGTGTCTACGCAAGGGCACTAAGAGTGATGTAGGCTAAGGGGCATGACGTATACAGCGACGGTAGAAAACGGTCGGCTCCGGTTGGATGTGGAGACGGGGTGGCCGGACGGGACGGTGGTGGAGCTGCAGCCGGTGGACCCGGGCGATGAGATGGACGACGCCGAACGGGCCGCGCTGCATGCGGCGCTGGACGCGTCGGAGGCCGACGTCCAGGCGGGGCGGCTGATTGACGCGGCGGACGTACTCGCGGCGTTGCGCGCCAAGTGAGGGTTCGGTTCACGCCGCTCGCGGAGCGGCAAGTGGCGAAGCAGGAGGCGTGGTGGCGGCCGTATCGGGCGGGGCTCGTGACGGCGGAACTGGACGCGGCCGTGCAGCTCCTGGCGCGGTTCCCGGCGGCGGGGACGCCGTACGTGTATCCGCGGCGGCCGGGGGTGCGGCGGCTCTATCTCGCGCCGATTGGCGGGCATCTCTATTACACGCTCGAGGGCGACGACGTGGTGATTCGGGCGTGGTGGGGCGCCAAGCGGGGCCGGGGCCCGCGCCTCTGAAGGGAAACGCGATGACGGACGACGAGCACCAGGCCCGGCAGGAAGTGCGCGCGTTGCTCGAGGCGCTGTTTGACGAGCAGAACGATCAGCTCGCGGCGTTGCGGGCGGCCGACGCGTCGCTGCGCCGGTCCCATGCGCGGCTCAGCCGGCTCCTGCACCTCACGGCCGCCTGGAAGCCGCCCGACCCCCCTCTGTCAAAATCTTGACACCCGTCCGCAAGTAGCGCAGGCTTCCGGCGGGATGCCGGCGGTCGTCTTTCATCCGCACGCGCGCTGCTGCTGGTGCGGGAACGCCTTCTGGCAATCGGGCACGTTGTGGGTCTGTCCCACCGTCGCGTGCGCGAAGCGCCAGAACGCGTGGGCGATTTGGGTGGCGGTGAAAGACGCGCCGCAGACGTGCCTGTTTCTCCCGACCCCGCGCCAGGTCGTCTTCCTCGAAACCCAAAAGCAGTTCATCCGCACGCTGTATGGCGGCGCCGCCGCCGGCGCCAAATCCCACATCCTGCGCTGGGGCCTCTATCTGTACGCCTTGCGTGTGAAGAACCTCTCCGCGCTCATCATCCGCGCCAACTACAAGGACCTCGAGGAAACGCATCTGCTCAAGATGGAGAAGGAGTCGGCGCTCTTTGGCGCGAAGTATCACAAGGGCGAACGGCGCGTCACGTTTCCGCAAACCGGCGCGACGATTGTCGGCGGCCACATGGACGACCGCGACGCGACGAGCGGGTACCTGTCGCGCGAATACGACATCATCGTCCCCGACGAACTCGTGACGTATCGCGAAGACGACATGATTGAACTCTTCAGCCGGGCGCGCACGAGCAACCCGGCCGTCGTCGAGATGCTCGGCGGCCCGAAGGTGTGGGCGGCGAGCAACCCGGGGCCGCGCGGCGCCTTGTGGGTGCGCGATTTTTTCATCACCAAAACCGTCGACACCGCGAAGTACCCGAAGTACAAACCCGAGTGGCACACGTTCGTCCAGGCCAAGGTCGACGACAATCCGTACATCGATGCGACCTACCGCGACAACTTGGACCAGATGCCCGAGCCGCGCCGCAGCCAGTTGCTCGAAGGCGACTGGAGCGTCTTCGAGGGCGCGTTTTTCGGCGCGTTCAAGACCTTACACCAGGGCCGCGCCTGGCACATGGCGACGCGCGTGGTCCCGGCCGGCACCGAATGGTTTGCGTCGATGGACTGGGGGTTCAACCAACCGTATTGTGTTTTATGGTGGGCCGTACTCCCCGACGGCCATTTGCACATCGCGCGCGAACTCAAGGGCACGCAGGAAGACCCGGTCGACGTGGCGCAAAAGATGGTGGCGCTCACACGCACGCTCGTCGGCGAGGCGGGGCGCTTACGCTATGTGGCGGCCGACCCGAGTATGTGGAACAAGACGGGCCAGGACCATGGCCGCGCGATTGTCGAGACGTTTCGCGCGGCGGGCCTGCCGATGCGCAAGGCCGACAATCAGCGCGGGAAGAACGGCTGGCAGAACTGCCACGACCTCTTGCGCACGGCGCCGGACGGGACGCCCTGGCTCACGGTGGACCCGAGCTGCCGCTATTTCCTGCGCACCTTCCCCATTCAAGAGCAGTCGAAACACGATGCCGACGACGTCGACAGCGACGGCGATGACCATGCGGCCGACGCGTGTCTAGTCGCGGGGACGTGGATTACGACCCTGACGGGCCCGCGCGCGATTGAGACGCTGGCGCTCGGCACCGAGGTCTGGACGCGCGCCGGGTGGCAGCCCGTCGAGGCCGTGTTTTCCGTGGGCGTGCGGCCGGTCCGGACGATTACGCTCAGTGACGGCACCACGATCACCTGTACCGACGATCATCCTATTTGGACGGCACCGGGGTTTCTCCCGGCGGCCGAGTTGCGAGAGGGGGCCCCATGTCTGTCCTGGCCGATCATCCGGATCGGTACCGCCGCGTGGCACGGCAGGTCTGGCGCCAGATCGTGGGCCCGATTCCGCCGGCGCACCACATTCACCACATTGATGGCCACCCTGAGAACAACGCGATCGATAATCTCGCGTGCGTCCCTCGGGCGGCGCATCTTTCGTTTCATGGACGGCATCATCACCTGGGGCCGCGGACGTGTCTCCAATGTCAGCGCGTCTATCTGGGCTGGACGGGGAAGTTTTGCCGGCCCGCCTGTAAGGCCAAATTTCGCCGGGATGCCGGGTTGGATCATGTCGTCAAGGCGTGCATCAAATGCGGACGGCCATTCCGGTCCAATCGCTACAACCAATCGGTCTATTGCGCGTCGGCCTGTGCCAAGCGCGGGCAGCAGCATCGGCGTAGCCCTCGTGACTGCCGACACTGCGGAATCGTCTTCGTGGCCCGCACTGACCGCGCCATCTGGTGTTCGATCCGTTGTCGCAAACGCGCCGGCCGGGTCCGCGCGCGTCTTCAACCTGACCGTAGCGTCTCCGCATGAATACCTGGCGAATGGCGTGCTCGTGCATAACTGCCGCTACGGGGCCAATTCGCGCCCCGGGCCGGCCAGCGTGGCCCGCGCCAAGCCGCCCGTCAAGGGCAGTGTGGCGTATGATGCCGAACAACTCCGTGCGGCGGCCCGCGCGTCCGCGTACTAAGCAGGACCGATATGGACCTACCCTCCCGCGACGTGCTCCACGGCGATCAGCCCCTCCCGGCGGCGATGGCGCCGACGGCGCCGCTGGCCCCGCGCACGCTGCCCTTGCCGCTCGAGGGCCCCGGCTCGATGACCTACTGGCGCGGGGAAATCGCCGCGGCGCGCGACGAAGTCAAAAAAGAACTCCCCGACTGGCGCGCCAATCTCAAACGCTACATGGGCGCGTCGCAGCACGCGCAGGGGTTTGAACTGCGTGACACGACGCAGGTCAACATCGATTACGAAAAAACCGAACAGAAGAAAGCGCAACTGTTCTACAAGGTGCCCGAAGTCGTCCTCACCCCCCGCAATCCCGACAGCGCCCCGGCCGTCCCCGTCTTCAATGCCGTGCTCAATCAGAAGCTCGGCCCCGACGACACCGACGTGCTCAGTGCGGTCGACGAATGCCTCTCGGACGTGATTTGCCCGGCCGGCATCGCCTGGGTGAAAGTCGGCTACACGGCGAGCGTCACGCCGGCGACGAGTCCGGAGTTGCCGCCGGCCATCAGCCACGATTGTTACTACATCGAGCGGGGGAGTCCCGCCAAACTGCTCGTGCCGTCCGGCTTCATTCGCAGTAACTATCAGCAGGCCGACTGGCTCGGCTTCCGGTCCTTTGTCGATGACCAGGAACTCGGCACCCTCAGCGACGTCCATCCGCCGACGCAGGATGGGGGCCGGCAGTACGACGAGGATTTGCTCGTCGATACGTCGAAGCAGCACGTCGGCCGCCCCGGCAAGGCCGTGACGGAAATCTGGTATTGGGCGTACCGCGTCGACCCGGCCATCACCGATCGGCGCGTCGTCCGGCACTTGATTCTCGTCGACGGCGAAGACGTGCCGCGTGTGCACGAGGATTCGCCCTATCAGCGGCTCGACCCGCAATCCGGCCAGATGCTCGGCGTCGAAGGCTTGCCCATCAAGGTGCTCACGCTGCGCTACACGCCCGACAGTCACTTCCCGAAATCCGACTGCCAGATGAGTCGCCCGGCGGTTGATGAACTCTCGCAAACGCGTACGATTCAGATGCAGCAGAAACGCCGCGCGCTCCCCATGCGCGGCGTCGACAAAAACCGCATCGACACGGCGACGATTGCCAAGCTCGAGCAGGGCGAGGTGCAGTCCATCATCCTCACGGAAGGGCCGCCGCACGAAATCATCGAAATGATTGCGCTGCCGACGCTCCCGCGCGACACGTCGGTCGCCTCCGACATTTCCATGCGCGACATCGACCGCGCCTGGGCGCTCGGCCAGAATCAATCCGGCATCACCGAGCAGGGGAGCAAGACGGCGACCGAACTCACCTACATGAACCAGGCGACCGACATCCGCCTCGACAAGGAGCGCGACAAAGTGCTGCGCTGGTTCGTGAGCATCGTCTCGGCGCTCGGGGGGCTCATTCAACTCTTCGCCGACGATCTGGAGTACGTGGAGGTGGCCGGCGCGAACGGCGCGAAACAAATGCAGGCGTGGAACCGGCTGACGGTGCCCGGCAAGTTCGTCTACACCGTCAAACCCGACAGCGCGAAACGGCTCGACCAGCAGGCCGAACGCAAGATGGCGCTCGACCGCTATCAGCTCACGGCCAACGACCCGTTCAACAACCGGATGGAAGGCTTGCGCGACGTCTACGTGGCGTTCGGCGAAGACCCGGCGCGCCATCTCCAGCAGCCGCCGCCGCCCCAACCGGCGCCGCCCGAGAAGCCGCGCATCTCGCTCAGTTTCAAAGCCGAGGACTTGACCAACCCGATGGTCGTCTCGCTCCTCCAGCAGTCCGGCTTCCAGATTGACCCGGCCGCACTCAAGCAGACGCTCGCCATGCAACTGGGCGACCCGCAGCTCCTGGCCGATGCGGCGACGACGCCCAGCACGCCGCCGACACCGGCCCCGCCGCCCATGCCAGAGACGGCACACGGCGGCAGCGCCCAATTACAAGCACCACTCAATCAACATCATCTGGATCATGCCATTGGAGGGGGACGATGAAAGCCAAACACGACGAGACGCCGAGCAAGTGGGAAGAGTCCGAGGCCGAGGCACCGGCGGCCGTGGCGACCGCCGGCATTCTGGTGCATGACGACGTCGGGGCGCCGCTCTGGCTGCGCGCCGCCGCGATTGACGCCTGGCAGGACACCGACCCCACGCAGCTCGGCCGCGTGCGGCTCTGGCTCCGCAGTGGCCAGGTGCTCGTCGTCGCCGCGACGGAGGCCGCCCGCGCGTCCATCGCCGCCGCCGTCCGATGAGCGACGACGCACCCGGGCAGTCGCCGAATGCGATGCCCTTCACCGACGAACTGTGCACGGAGTTCTATGTGTGCCCGCGCTGCGACTTTGCACGGATTCCCCACTTCATCCCGCATCCCTATCACGATGCGCCCGGGGATGCGGACACCGTCACGGCAAAGTTCTGCCCCGGCTGCGGCGGCGCGGTGATCTGGCATGACTGACGACGTGAAGCCGACGGCGCTGGAGGTGTTCGAGACTGACGTATTTGGCCGTCGGAGGGTGCCATGGCAAGAACGATTTTGGCGACATGTTCAGAAGACAGATACTTGCTGGCTTTGGACTGGGTCGAAAGACTCGTACGGCTACGGCCACATGAGCATCAAACGCTGTCTACACACCACGCATCGCGTTTCGTGGTGTGTGCATAATGGACCCATCCCGCGTGGAAAGCATGTGCTCCATCGATGCGATGTCAGAAATTGCGTGAAACCTGCCCATCTCTTCCTTGGGACGCATCAGGACAACATGGCCGATAGGGTCGCCAAACAAAGGGGCATGGTAATTACAGGGCCATCTTGGGCCCATGTTCTTCGCGGTTCTCAAAAGCCGGAAGCGAAGCTCACGGATGCACAGGTCATCAAGATCCGACAGTTGCGCGGCGAAGGGTTTAGTTATTCAGTGCTCGCAAAGATGTTTGCGGTCTCAAAGTCCCAGATCGCTAATTTGTCTACCGGGCGTGCATGGAAGCATTTACTGGTGACTGCGAATGAGTGATGAAAAACCGACAGCCGCAGCAATTCATACTGATGCTTTATGGGATCGCGCGAAGCTCCCTGGTGGCGTGCTGACGAATGTTGACGTGGAGCCCATCGACGCGCGCACCATGACGAAGCAGGAGTATTTCCGCCTGTTGAACGCGCGCGGGCTCCGATTAAAAAACCAGCAAGAATCTTCAACCGGGCCCGAGGTCGACTTCGACGCGCTCGCGGCGGAAGAAGCCGCGAAGGTGGCCGCGCTCCAGACGATTGTGCCGCCCCCGCCGTTTTCCGCGTACACGGCGCATATTCTCCAGGCGCACGAAGCCGTGCTCACGCGCTACGGCCTCATCGAAACGCTCGGCTGTGACCGCTGCTGGCAAGCGGGCCGGCCGAGTGGGTGCCGTACGCGCATCGACGCGACCGGCGCGCGGGTCGAATGCCGCTGTGGCGTCCGCGAGTATCGCGCCCCCGCCGGCACGACCGACCAGACGCAAATCGGCCCGGCCGCGTCCTCCCTCGAGCAGACGACCGGGATGCTCTTTGATAGCTTTGGCCAGCCGACGGCGCGGCCGACCGTGCTCATCGCGCGCGCAGACGCCGAGGTCATCCGCGCCTATCAGCAAGTCCGGCACCGGTACCAGCTGTCCCGCTCGCTCTTCTGCCGCCTCTGCTGGGGCGGCCGGCTCAGTCAAGCCTCGGCGATGCTCGAGTCAGTCACGCCCGACCAGATTGTCTACGTCTGCGCCTGCCGGATTCGATTCACGCAAACCTGACGCGGGTGCTTCGCCGCCGACGAATCTTTTGCTAGACTGAACGGCATGCAACACGCGGAGACGTCCTCGCCAACCTGCACGATGACCTACGCCGAGTATCTCGCCCAAGAGGAGACGGCCGAGGTCAAGCACGAGTTCATCAACGGCGAGGTGCGGGCGATGACGGGGGGCACCATCAAGCACAGTGCCCTGGCGAGTCGGCTCAACACGGCGCTCAGCAATGCGCTGGCCGGACGGCGGTGTCAGGTCTACTCGTCCGACGGCCGCGTGCGGATTGTCGTGGCGAACGTCTCGACGTATCCCGACCTGACGGTCGTGTGCGGATCGCTGGTCACGGCGCCCGATGACCCGAACGCCATCATCAATCCCGTGGTGCTCGTCGAAGTGCTGTCGGACTCGACCGAAGGCTACGACCGCGGGAAAAAGTTTGAACGCTATCGCCGCCTCCCGTCGTTCCAGGCGTATATGCTCGTGTCGCAGGACGCGCCTCGGATCGAGGTCTATCAATGTCAAGACGGTCGGTGGGCGCTCACCGAGGCGGGCGCGGGCGAGTCGGTGACGATTGACGCGATCAGCGTCACGCTCGACGTGGACACCATCTACGCCGATCCGCTGGCCCAGCAGTAAGCCACCGCCCGCAGCGTCAAATTATTGACACACCCCGACAAATAGCGCATTCTTCCCGACGTGGAAGACACCGGCACGACGGGTTCGGCGACCGCCGCCCCATCCACCGGCTTGTCTTGCCACGGCGAGATTGTGCAGGCCCTGACGTCTGGGGCGGCGGCGCAGCAGGAGTCGGCCTCCCCGACGCCCGCGACACCCGCCCAGCCAGGCGCCCCGGCCTCCACCGCGGCGTCGCCCGCCGCCCCCCCCGGGTCCCCTGACCCTCGGACGCCCCCGATAGCGGCGGCCCCGGACACGGATGCTGACCTGTCCACCCCGCCCGTCGGTCCGATTCCCGTCGATCGCCACAAGAAGATTCTGGAGCGCACCCGTGAGAAGGTCGCCCAGGAAACCCGCGCGGCGTTTGAACAGGAACACGGCCCGTGGCTGCAACTGAAACGGCAGTTCACCCCCGATGAGTTCTCGACCCTCGTCCCGACGCTGAAAGACCTCACCAGCAACCCGCAGCGGTTCCTCCAGAACCTCGCGGGCGAACTGGGCTATCAGCTCGTGCCGAATGGGCACCAGAACGGGGCCCAAGGCGTCGCGGCACCACGCGCGTCGTCGCCGGCCTCCGCCGAGCCCCCCCAACCCGACATTGCCGTGCAACTGGAGAATGGGCAAATCGCCCATACCTACAGTGCCGAGCAACTCGCGCGCCGGGATGCCTGGCTGGTCCAACAAATC